CCGTTCTCTCTGTATCAGCAACAACAATCGAGGATCCGATGAGCCAAATTCCTAATGAACTTAAACTATTCATTTTTCGTTTGGCTTGGCGACTTGTCAAGAGAAAACTTGCCAAGTACCCTGAGCTACTTGCGGTTCTGAGCGAAAGCTCGGATCCGTTCAGTGTCCCAGGGAGTGATCTCACGAAGTTGATGCGGACGCAGATTCCTTCTTCGCCAAGCGGCGGGAAGTGAACGGGGCCCTCGGGGTGAGAGTATGCCATGTCGAAGGACGTGGTCGCTTCTATGGTTGCCGTAAGGCACTCTCGTAGCTCTCATTCCAGGCTGGACCAATAAGTAATTACTGGCTCTGGCCAGAGGAGGATTGATGTCTCGTCGAGGATATCCAAAATTGGACTTCGAATATGAGACGTGCTCTGATGAGGTCTACGACCGCATCACGGGTCACGTCTTTGAGGTGAGGCCATGGGCCGCCTACCGTAAGAAACGGTGGGACGACTCGATCGGGGGTAATACCCCCGGTTGGCCTCACGTCAACCCGAAGCCGATAAATGGGTACGTAGGCTGGCGATCCAAAAGTAAGGCGGTCCCTACCGATGTTACCGGTGATTTCCACTCTGGAAATGCATCGACACGTGGTAGGTATCCGACCACTTGGGTCGCTGGCGGCTACGATCCTCTAGACCACTTCGGCAGCTTCCCTGGGGTTGGCCCTGAAGATCTTCGGCACGAACTGTACGTAAAACTACAGTCGAAGTTGAAGAACCAAAAGGTCAACCTTGGGGTTGTTGCCGCAGAGTTCGGAAAGACCTGCAAGACTGTCACGAGCGCTGCGACCCGAATAGCGGAAGCTGTCGGGGCGTTGCGCCGTGGAAATATTGGAGGGGCAGCCAGAACTCTTTTAGGTGGTAATCCAGGCCGCGGTAGGAGGGATGACGGTAGGCGACAGCCTAGCGTTCCCCCGACTACCGGTACTCTGGCAGGTGACTTTCTCAGCCTTCAATACGGCTGGAAGCCCTTGCTGTCAGACATCTATGGTGCGTGCGAAGCGCTCGCTAACACTGTGACGGGCGTGAAGCCCGTCGTGTACTCGGCTTCGGCGTCGGTTTCACGAAAAGGCAACGAGG